GTGTTGGCCCGCTGGTTGCCCTCCAGCACCTCGTCCAGCAGGTCGAAGCGGTGCGTCGAGAACCAGTGCGCCGCCTTGGTGACCTTGAACTGGCCCGCGGTCTCGGACGCCGTTGAGACGCTATCGTAGACCCAGCCGCTGGCCATCTGTTGGAGCTTGGTCGTCACCGCAGCGGCCGACGGCGCGCTGATCTCCTTGCCCTGCATCTCGACCACGAACTCCTTTTTCATCTTCTCGTATGGCTCGCGGTCGGGCAGGTCGCAGCGCATCTCGACCACATGGCACGGCGGCAGCTTGTCCTTGTAGACGCCGGGCTCCAGCACGAACGTCGCCGGGCGGATGCGGGTCATCACCTGCTCCAGCGCACCGCGGCGCGGCATCCACTCACCAAAGTCGCGGTTGATGCAGACGAAGTACTGCTGAAGGAACGCGCCCTTGGCGCGACCGAGCAGCTTTTCGTCGATCACCTTGCACTGGCCGAACACGTCCTCCAGCCCGTTGGACGTGAACGAGCCGGTCAGGCCCCAGCGGATCTTGAAGCGGTCGAGCACCTTCAGGAGCGACTTGAAGCGCATACCCGAAGGGTTCTTGAGCCGGGTCAGCTCGTCGAAGACGATGCCGTCGAAGTCACCCTCGGGCATCTTGTCGAGGTTGTCGTAGTTGAACACGACGATGTTCACCTTGGCCGCGAACGCCGCCTTGCGCTGCGCCGCGTTGCCGATGGCAACCGCCATGGTCAGGTCGGGCGCCCACTTCTTGCGCTCGACTGGCCACACGTCGGTGCAGACGCGCTTGGGCGCCACGACCAGCCACCGCTTGGCGTGGCCATCCCGCTTCATCTCGGCCATGGCCCGCAGCGTGATGGCCGTCTTGCCCGCGCCCACAGGGGCCAGGATCATGGCGCGGTCGCGTTCGTAGAGGAACGTCACGGCGTCGTTCTGGTAAGGTCTAAGGGCGAGCGTCAAGATAGGCTCCGATCACTTCTGCCGCTGCTTGCGGGACGATGGCATTGCCGTAGGCGCGCAGGCGTCCCACGCGGGCGGGAGCCCCATGAGCCAGCGGGAATGTGCCGGGTTCAACTGGCCGCCACTTTCCATCGCGGCAGTGGAGCCAGTCAGCATCTCGCCAGTGGCCGTTAGTCGGGCGGGGCCGGTCAGCATGTGCGCCTGTTTCGCTAGGTTGCTTTGAGACGCACCCGGCCTGCTCCATTCCCGTGCCATCGCTTCCGGCGACATGCGGCTCTGATTGTCGTCCTGCACCGATGGGGTGCCCCAGCCCGCCATCTGCGCCGCCCCACCCATCAGCAGTTCGCCCTTGCGATTTCCGCCCCGGCTCGTCTGCCCGCCCGTCATTGTGTTGGGCGTTGGCCAGCCCGCCAAGTTCGCCTGTCTCGGCAACTGGTCGAACCGCTCCGAGCCGTCCTCCCTCGGCCTGATGTCCGCGCCGCTGTCCTTCCAGTCCCTGGTGGTGGTGGTCACCCAGCCGGTCAATGCCGCTTGGGTGTTCAGCCCTCCGCTGCGCGTCCCATCCAGTTTCCTGATTCCGTTCATGTCGCTCGTCGTTGGCGTCAGCCAACCGCTCTCCAACAAACCAGAGGCGCTGGCGGATGTGCGGTGCGCCGACGCCCGCAGCGCACAGATCAGCCGCCCCAAGGGCGTAGCCCGATGCTTCCATGTCAGACTGTACAGTGTCGAGCCAGCCGAGGCCGTCCTTGCTCGCAACCTGCTCTCCAAAGACAACTGGAGGATGGCACTCGGCGATGAGCCGGTGGAACTCAGGCCAGAGGTGACGCTCGTCGGCAAATCCTGCTCCCTTTCCGGCGGCGCTGAAGGGCTGGCAGGGGCAGGAGCCGGTCCAGACGGGCCGGTCGTCGGGCCATCCTGCGAGACGGAGGGCGTAGGACCAGACGCCGATACCGGCGAAGAAGTGGCACTGCGTGTAACCCTTGAGGTCGCCCGAAGCCACGTCCCGAATTGATCTGTCATCTACGTCACCTTCCGCTATCAGTTTACTGTCGATCAGGTTGCGCAGCCATTGGGCTGCGTAGGGGTCGAACTCGTTATAGTATGCCGCCATTCGTCTATCTCCGTTTTTGACCATAGTGTCGTGTAGTTTTGTCCGAGTTCCTTCATGCGGGCCGCGAAGAGTTTCTGGAGCGGTGACAGCCGCCCGCCGGGGGCTTTGAGTTCCACGAACCACACGACGCCGCCTGGCAGGCAGGCGATGCGGTCGGCCACGCCGCGGTGGTTGGGCGACTTGAACTTGTAGGCCGTCCCGCCCATGCGCTGCACCGTCCAGACGAAGTACTTTTCGATCTCACTTTCGCGTACCATGACCATCCTCTAACAAACAATGCTTGACAGGTCAACAAGAAATCTGTAACGGTTGACGAAACAACAGGAGACGACAATGGACGAGATCGCAGAAATTGATTTGAAAATTGCAGACGCAAAGGCGCGCGTTAAAGAACTGCAAGCGGAAAGACGAATGTTGCTGCAAAAAAAAGCGCACATTGTAGCCGCGACAAGCGCCAAACGCGGCGTATTTATAGACATTGACCGCGTAAAGTTAAGTTGGACCGATTTGAGTTTGAGGTCGCGCAACGTCGTGCGGTTTATGGGCGCTGAAACAATACACGGGCTAGCACAACTGACCGAGCGGGATATACTTCGGGAGCCAAACGCAGGTGCTGTGGTTGTGGAAGAGATAAAGGACTTTTTGCTTCAGTTTGGTCTTACATTGAAGGGTGGCGAATAATGGCCCAACACTCTAACATCGTCGGCGGCTCGACCGCCAAGCGTGTCATTGCGTGCCCCGGCAGCGTCGCGCTTGTGCAGCAGGTGCCGCCCAAGCCGTCCAGCAGTTACGCCGACGAGGGCACGCTGCTGCACAACGTCATCGCCACCATTCTGGAGACGACCAAGAGGCCCGAGGAGTTCCTTGGGTTGATGTACAACGGCATCGAGTTGACGGAGGACCGGCTGGAGCGCAAGCTGCTGCCCGCGTTGGCGGTGCTGGATGAGATCGACCCGGATGGACAGTTGGAATACGCGGTCGAGCAGGTGGTGGGCTTTGGTGACGCTCTCCCTGGTGTTTTTGGTTCCGCCGATCTTGTTGGCCGGATTGGCAATCGCGGCATTCTGCTGGACTGGAAGTTTGGCGATGGCGTGCCTGTCGAGGCTGAAGAGAACCCGCAGGCGCTCTTCTACACGGCTGCCGCACTTCGCACCGAGGCGACACGCTGGGCCTTCGAGGGCGTCGAGACGGTCGAGGTGATCATCGTGCAGCCGCCGCATGTGCGGCGCTGGGTGACGGACCTCGACCGGGTGCGCCGCTTCGAGGCCGAACTGATCATGGCTGTCAAGACCGCGCAGCGGCCGGACGCGCCGCTGGCGACCGGCGACCACTGCCGCTGGTGCGCTGCCAAGTCGATCTGCCCGCTGGTGAACGGTGCCGTCGAGCGCGCCAAGCGCGAGAACATCAAGGCGGTCAACGTGGACCGTCTGACGGAGGCGCTGGCCAGCATTGAGCTGCTGGAGGGCTGGATCAAGGACGCCCGCGAGATGGCTGTGACGCTGTTGGAGGCGGGTGTTGAGGTGCCCGGCTGGAAGATGGTCCCGAAGCGGGCCACGCGGCAGTGGGTGAACGAACAGGCGGCATTGACAGCCCTTGCCGAAGCAGGCTGTAGTGCTACGGAATTGACGGAGTTGAAGAGCCCGGCGCAGGTCGAGAAGGTGCTGAAGAAGCACAAGCTCGCCATGCCGGAGGGGCTCATCACCGCCGTCTCATCGGGTGACACGCTGGCAACCGCGGATGATCCGCGCCCGGCGTCGTTGCAGGTCGGCAAGCATCTCGCTGCTGCCCTTGGTAAACTTGTCTAAGGAAGGACAATAAGATGAACGCTATCGTGTTTTCTAAGGCCAATCTTCCCTCCGTCCAGAACCTGTCGCAGGCACTGCGCTCGCTTGATGCGAGCGTTGGCGGCGGCGACAGCGCTGCGATCCTCAAGATGGACAAGACCGGACACTGGGTGTTCGGCGCTGACCAGACCGAGGTCGAGGACGGCAGCACCTGGGCCGTCAATCCGTTCTCGTTCGTGCACGGTTACATCGCCTGGGGCGATGGCGAGGTGCTGGCCGAGAAGATGGTGCCGGTCAACGAACCGCTGCCCGAACTGGACCCCGCGCCGCCGCAGGCCAAGCGCGGCTGGGAGCTTCAGGTCGGCATGAGCCTCAAGTGCATGTCCGGCGAGGACGAGGGGCTTGAGGTGCGCTACAGCGTGACCAGCGTCGGCGGCAAGCGTGCCGTGCAGAAGCTGGCCCTTGACATTGCGGCGCAGGTCGAGGCCGATCAGGCCAAGCCGGTGCCCGCGGTGAGGCTGAAGAAGGACCACTACACTCACAAGTCCTACGGGCGCATCTTCACGCCCGTGTTCGAGGTCGTGAACTGGCTGGGGCTTGATGGCCAGACGGAAGAGACGCCCGCAAGCGAAGCGCCGGTGGATGCCCCCACCCGCCGCCGTCGCAGCGCGTAACGGGCGAGGGGCGCGGTTTCTGCCGAGGCCGCGCCCCGACCACATCCATGACAATACTCTGGGTTGACTTCGAGACCCGCTCGCGCTGCGACCTGCCGAGCCGGGGCGTGTACAACTACGCGCAAGACATCTCCACACAAGTGCTCTGCATGTCCTACGCCTTCAATGACGAGGACGTGCAGACGTGGACACCCGATCAGTCCTTTCCACAGAAAGTTTCGGCGGCAATTCTTTCTGGCGCACAGATCCGCGCCCACAACGCCGCCTTCGAGCGGCTGATCTTCTGGTACGTCATCTGCCCTGACCACGGCGTGCCCGAGCCTGCGCTGACGCAGTTCTACTGCACCGCGACGCAGGCCCGCGCCAACTGCGCACCGGGTAGCCTGGAGGACGTGGGCCGCTTTGCGGGCGCAGGGATGCGCAAGGACCACCGTGGCGCAGCACTGGTGCGTGCGCTGTCCATCCCGCAGGCCAACGGCACGTTCCGCGAGGACGCCGGGTTGATGCAGGAGATGATCGAGTACTGCGAGCAGGACGTGCGCGCCATGCGGGCCTTCTCGAAGGCTATGCGCGGGCTGACCGACGAGGAGCTGCTTGACTACCACGTCAACGAGCGCATCAACGACCGCGGCGTGCGCCTCGACCGCCCGCTGGCGCAGGCAGCCGTCAAGTATGCCGCCGCCGAGCAGGAGGAGATCGAGACGATCTTCCGCGAGATCACGGGGCTCACCAGCGTGCGTAGCCCCCGTATGCGCGAGTGGGTGCTGGAGCGCGTTGGGCCGCAGGCACGGGCCATGATGATGGTCTGGAAGGACGGCGAACAAAAGGCTAGCATCGACAAGACCGTGCGGTCCAACCTGCTGGCGATGGAGAACCCTGATGAAGTATCCCCGGAAGTCCATGAGGTGGTGCAGTGCGCGGACGATCTCTGGGCATCGTCCGTGGCGAAGTTTGAGCGAGCTGCATCGCTCTCAGATGATCTCGACAGTCGCGTCCGGGGTGCGTTTGTATTCGCTGGCGGAAGCGCTACGGGCCGAGCATCAAGCTACGGATTACAGGTACACAACTTCCCACGAAAATGTGCCAAAGAGCCTGAACTAGCCCGCCAGGCACTCGTGCGCGGGCATCAGATCGTGCCCGAGTTTGGCAAGCGCGTCACCGACGTGCTGAAGTCGATGCTGCGCCCGGCGCTGATCCCGGCCGAGGGCAAGTCCTTTGCCGTGTTCGACTACGCCCAGATCGAGGCCCGCGTCACGCCGTGGCTGTCGATGGACGGCGAGGAGACGCTGGACGTGTTCCGCGAGGGCCGCGACATCTACGTTGCCGTCGCCGCGCGCATGTTCAACGTCGAGGAGACGGCCGTCACTGACGAGCAGCGGCAGCTTGGCAAGGTGGCCGTGCTGGCCTGTTTAGCCGAAGACACGTTAGTGTTGACGGATAACGGATGGAAGGCTATTCAGGAGGTAACACAACTCGACGCACTATGGGACGGTGAAGCATGGGTGACGCACCAA